TTATCAACAATGTTCCAAAGTAATGGCTCATCTCTTGATTCAATGAAACGTTTTGCTTCTCTAGCAAATGTTATTGGGTAGTCGTGGATAGCTGATGTGGTTAACATCCACACAACCCCACCATCCTGAATACCTACCAATCCAGCAGTCCTGCCGTTTGGTACGGTAAATGACTTACAGAAGCCTGTCAGTGACATGAAAGGTATCGACAACATAGGATCTAGCCCATGACCTTCTACGACTTCTCTGCGGTCATCTGGACGTAAGTTAGAGGCTACTTCTAATGCAGCCTCTGGTGTTACGTCATGGATATATTCAGACTTTTTTATAATATCTTTGATTGTAATCTCCCTCCCAAAAGGATGAATATAATGTGCAAGGTGATGGATGATTAGACTCTAAAGACAATTTAAAATCTCCATTCCTTGCATAAACTGGAATAGTTGTTTTTGTACTATCTAAGAAAAGATAACGATTCTCTTCAAAACCATAATTTAAACTTACTTCATGGTTCTGTATCCAATCATTACGTCTCTTTCTTTTTAGTCTTGTTTGGTGATAACCAGTTGGACCTAAGTTTAAATCTACTCTATGTATAATTGTTGATGATCTTGTATCAGCTCTTACTGCATCACCTTCTGATTGCTTAAGATAAGGTATTGGAAACTCAACCTTCATATCATAAGTATAACCTGCATATACAGTAGATGTAGACCAATCTCCTTTAACTGTAAAATCACTACCTTCACTTAATATTGGATAATCAGCTTGCCCCTTCATTGGACCTGCTGTAGCAAAGATAGTAAACTTCTTATTACCTGCTACAACAAAGTTCTCAGGTTGACTAAAGGTTGTTAACTTAGTAGATGAACTATAAGTCTGTCCTGTTAGTGGTAATAAGTTATCCATATGAAGAGGATAATCAACTAATTGAGAATCTAACTTTGGTTGATTCTTTAGATCAATCTTTTGTAGTTGTATATCTTGGTTATCAACTCTAATAACTGCATAATAGATTCCATCAACAAGAGCATGAAATATTGTATTACCATGCATCTTCCATCTAAACCAAGAAGCTAGTAGTCTCTTCTCTCCAGTATTAAACCATTTATAACCATAGATATCTTCATTAGTATCACTAGTAGCAAATAGAACTAGTCCATCTTCTTTTGACTCGGCTACTGAATTAATAGTAGTAGGTAGTAAAGAGGATACAAGTTTACTTTGTTCTATAACTTCTGTTTGTGATGGGTTTGAGATGTTTGTCATCTCCATAAACTTAGTATGACTTCCTACGTTATTAACAAAACCTATTGTCGTACCTAATGAAAATGGTTCAACTAAAGTATTATAATTAAATGTGGATATACTTTGAATCTTAGCTGTTTCAGGTGATAAGACATCATTATCTGTAGTCAGTAAGAATTGCTTCTCTTTACTAAATAGAAGTAATCCTTTTTGTGTAGATATACTATGTACTAAAGTAGCGGGTTTTGTATCTCCCACTGATAGATCGATGCTATCTGCAGGACTGATAGTCATTGCACTCTTAGCCCAGAAATTAAAGTCATCTCCAGGTTGAGAAAGAATAATACTATCGTTAGCTAATAAGGCTAATCTATTCCTATAAAAAGCCAGGTTTTGTATTGGATGACCTACTATATAGTCATAAGATTTTGTCGCTGTATTATACTTGGAAGAATTAGGATCAAAACTAAAACTAGGATTAGGATTCGTATTTTCATCACCAACAATCTTACCTTGCCAATCAATTGGTGTTAGTTCAAAACGAGTAGGTGTAGTTCCCCTAGCACTATATTTAATTAATTGATGAGGCATTGTATCAGCTGCAAACTCTGTACGAATACCTGGTTTTGTACATTCTTCCCAAACCCCTGCACCATCGTCAGGTGCAGAGTTTGATTTAAACTGTAAGTAATAATCATCTTTATCAGATGTACTATTCACCACCTTCACTACATAACCATGTCTACAATGAGTAGGTAGATCACCTACATCATTAACTTCATCACTAAGTACATTAATTAATTTAGAATCTGATGCTGTTACAGTCCAATCTAACTCTGTATCGTAAGCACCATCTGCTACTCCATCTATTTTATCACTGGTATACATCCTAAAATAAATACCATTACCTATCCTTCTAGCAGCCCATGGCCAACCTTCACCTGTTCTTGGATTACCAGTTGCTCCACTACCATAATGATAGTTTGAATTCATATCTTTAGGATTCATTTTCCTATCGAATTCAGCCATAATGGTTTCTAAAATCCCATCAGCAGTTACCGTCTCATCAGCTGAAGCTGAAGTAGGTTCAGGTCTTATTAAACCAAGGCTTGCTTCATAACCTATTACTTCATGATCAGTAACCATTATCTTATAATTGGTTGCAGATGGATCTGCATAATTTGGAGCATCTGAAATTTTTATATCTGAACCACCCATAACAACAAAGAAAGAGTCACCTTTCTGCCAACCCTCTCCACCATGTAAAAGCTTAACCTCTACATTGTAGTCGCAGTGATATGTTTGATCTACTGCTCTAGGAGTACCAGTATTTTTTAGTTCAAATCTTAAGTTTAACTTGTCTTTATATGGTTGTACGTTTCCTGAATTATCTTTTGTTGCGTATGACATAGGGTAAGGTTTGCATAAACTACCACTAGTATCAGCTATGTCTGAAGCAAGGATAACTACTGTACCATCATCATCATCATCTTTTTTTTTCAATGGTCCGTACTTATTCCTATCTGAGTCGTCTTTAGATAAGTAAGACTTTCCAGTTGGGTTGATAGTAAATATTTCTCTAGCAGTATATCTACAAGCACCATCTTTGGTTTCATTAGGTGGGTTTGCAGTCCATCGTTCTGTAACTGTACCATCTGCATTAGCAGCTACTGCAGCAGACGTATTTTTATCTTGAATCTCATTCTTTGGTCCCTTTGTAAGAGTCGGGAAAGTTGTACCAGTAACAGGTGTTCCCCACCATTGCACACTTAATTTTGTAGCTCTGGTTATAGATCTTTCTGAACCACCTTTCTCATGGAAGTTAAGACCATACTGTTTATTATATGCTATTTGCTTTAACTCTATATAAGCTTCTTTTGGTCGTACGTTAGACATAAAAGGTATGTCTTTTGTTCCAGATAGACTTCTAGCTTGAACCTCATGTCCTCCAGTATCCACACCAGAACCTAACCTGCTATCATCTCCACAGGTATCAGCAGTTAAATTAGATAATTCAACTCTCCTTTCTCTATTCGTTATAAATGTATAATCATTTATATTTAATACCTGAATAGAGTCCTCTCCAGTATGTTCTAAGTAAGGTTTATATAAAGCTGCAGTAGCAGTTGCTGTAGTACCAGATGAAGGTGCAGCTATAGTAACTGTCGCACCTCCTGCATAAAATTTACCTTTATTAGTTATCTCAATACTAGCAACTTTTCCATCAACTACTGTTGCTGTTGCTGTTGCTTGTATACCGCCTGATGTTGGTGCAGATATAGTTACAGAAGGTGCAGATGTATATCCTGATCCAGCGTTCGTTATGTTGATTTGCTGGATAGTAAAATCAAGGTAGGTTGACGATACATAACAATGTTTAACAGTTCCAAATGGTTTATTAGGATCTTGTTTGATATAGGTTGGAGCTTTTAAATCTTTTGTAGGATCTTCAGGATCAAAATGTATAGTCCTATCTTCTTGTCGAACTTCATACTCATTACCTTGTAAATCCCAAATCTGTATTACACCTGATTTATCAATACGTCCTATGAACTTCTCTTCTTGATCAATAATAAAATACTTCCCTGAAGTTAATTGATCTCCATGTATATCTAAAGTTGAAAGAAACTCAGACCCAGGTCTCTTCTCTAATCCTTTAGTTATATTAGGTAGAACGTTTAAAGCATCATTAACTTGTCCTGGTAGTTTTAATTCATCAGGTTGTTGTGAGATGCCTTGTATATAGTTTGGTATTGTCTGAGTTACTCCAGCCATTAGATTCTTGATAGTGCTTGATAAGGTTTATATGTTTTATATGAACTGTTATGACCCATACCTAAGTAGTTATGATCACCTTGATTACATTCATACTCCATACAAATTGACCTAGCTAATGCTTCTTGTTGAGCAAGAATTTGTGCTAAGTCTGGGTTAGTGATTAATTGTGTTGCAGCTCTGGTACTTGCTTTAGCTATTATGTATCTTTTAAAAACTGCTGGTATTGAATGACCCACCTCAGCTTTATTAGCAAGGTCAAGATCAAAGCCAAATTGCCATACTACATCTATCTCTACTGAGCTTGTAAAGACATCTGTATGTTCTACTTTATCGTAAAGCCTACCATTCTTAATGGTAACGTCTTTCGTTCTTAGTGATTGACCATCACTGATATCATAATGTAATGCGTTAGCCGGTATCTCTATAAAACCATTTGCATCTGGTACAACTGTTATATGTTCTTCTCTATTAAATGACCATCCCTCAGATTGTACATCTAATGATGCATCTTGAAGAATGTTATAGATAAGATTAACTTCTGGGTTCTCTAGATCAATACCTTGAATAGGGGCTTGACCAATAGTCCCTAAGATTGTATTTATTGCGGATAGTTCTGTATCGATATACGAATAGTTAGGGGTTGCCATAAGTTATGTGAATAAAAAAAAGGGAGACCGAAGCCTCCCCATGTGAATAAAGAAATATTGTTTACTGATAACCAGCGTTGTTGGTTGCAGTCTGAACAGTACCAAACTGAGCTGGCTTTGTAGCAGTACCTGCGAAAAGTTCAACAGCAGCAGCTGGATTCAAGTAGTCTGCACCCATTGCAAGGCGACCAAGAATAACATCACCCTGATAAATCACGGAGACATCACCTGATGTGACTTGAACTTGTGGTCCGATAGCTTCTACTACACCTGCAGCTTCACGTTGGAAGATAAGCCCACAAGAGTTAGCGAAGTTAGATGCTTGACCATATTCGTTATGAATACCGTCAACAGAGTTACGACCATCTTCAATGCCTGGTGCAACGAAATCACCTGTGTTACCAGGATCAGCTACGTTAGTATCTACAGTATCGTCATTACCTGATGAAGGTGTGTACTTTGTACCATACTTACTTAGGAATGGGATATTCATAGATTTGTAGATCTTGATACCAGCGATCTCAACAATTCCATTACCCTTCTGACGGGATGTACCTTGTGAGTCTCTGTTAACTAGACCATTGTCACCAACCTGTTGGATCAATTCATAATATTGGCGAGGGTTTAATACACCCACTCTGCCTTCAGAACTGACTCCTTTTTCGTCTAGTGCAGCAGCTGCATCATAGAATGCATTAACAAGTGCAGTTGCACTGTAAGCATCATTAGCATCAGCGTTTGTACCAACACGAATCTGTGTTCCACCTGGCTCTTCGAAGTTAGACTTCATGACAGGAGACTTAGCTCTTGCTCCACGAGTGATAGCTCTGAAGATTAGACGGTCATATTTTTCAGCTAGTGCATAACCAATCTTCTTAGAGATCTCTCCTCTTAATTCATAGTGAGTAAGAGTCTCGTCTAATTCGTAAACGAAAGCTGAACTGATTAGTAGGTCGTCGCATGTGATTGTCTTCTCTGCGACTGGTGGTGCTCCATCGGAGTTACCTAGTATGCTGTTTCCTGGTGTGTGGAATTCAGCAGTGGTGCGACCTGTGTAGATGAACTGTAAAGAGCGACCATTTTTAAGGGTACGCTTCATTACAAGATCCCTTGCTATAGCATTGTTCTGGAAACCTTTAAACATTTCTCCAGAGAACAGCTTAAGTAGCAAAGCTCTTTGATCGGACGCACCATTGAGAGCACCTGGCCGCGTTAAATCGGCTAACGGCTCGTTACTATTTTGATGTGCCATTTATATGTATTTTAAAATGTATTGAATGTATAAATCATCATCGCTAGCAATTTTAATTCGAAGTTTTGTGGTCTATCCCACCGTCTAGACGGCTGATGAGTATCCTCGTAAGGGTCAAAAGCCAAATTACAGAGAGGTCCGACACTGAGGTGCCTCTCTGCTATGAAAGTTCACATGAAGAACTTCTATATGTATGAAGAAGGCTAGAGCCAAAAAGACTACTAGCCATAGTTCATTAAATTTATTCACCTAACAATGCTTCCTCTAATGATCTAGGAAAGTCATCGTCTTCTTTTTTTTCTTCAGGGTGCTCATCTTTCATGTGCTGATCAAGTTGTAACCTAGTCAGCTTTGCTGGATTGCCAGAAGTTTGGTGTGACATTAGAAACTATACTTAGCTCCTAACTTAGTACCATAGTTACGATCCTCATCACCATTAGTAGCTGTTGAGATCTCACCATATAGTGCAATCTTTTCTCTTACTTGAAAGCTTCCACCGACTTTACCAGATAGTTCTGTTTCAGAACCATCAACATCAGCTACAGCTGTAAGAGAAGGACCACCTTGTACATAATAACTGAACTTATCTTTAGAACCTTCATAACCTATGTGTAGGTCAACAGCTCTACCAAGATACTCAGATCCTGTATAGCCATCATTAGATTCGATGTTTAAGTATGTACCAGCGAATGCAGGTGCAGACGCTAGAGTGGTTGTTGCGAGAGCAAGTGCAATTGTTTTCATTTTAATTAAATAGTTTTTGATTTTGTGTAAGCGATGCCGCGATACTTGTAAGTAACTTTAATAGTCATTGGAAATCTCCAAGTACCTCAGACCCCGTTCCATGTCTAAGGTTTCATGCGTCCCATAGGGATGAACGGAAGTATCGTTAGGCTATTGGTGCGACTTCTTTAGCTGCTAAGTCGAGTGGGAAATTATGTGCGTTTCTTTCGTGCATTACTTCCATACCAAGGTCAGCTCTATTCAAGACATCAGCCCAGGTAGGCACTGTTCTTCCACTGGCATCGACGACTGACTGGTTGAAGTTAAAGCCGTTGAGATTAAAAGCCATAGTGGAGATTCCCATAGAGGTAATCCATATGCAAACGACGGGGAAAGTAGCAAGGAAAAAGTGTAAGCTACGACTATTATTAAAAGAGGCATACT